CGCCCAGACTGCCGTCAGCGAAGACACCGCGCGCGCGGTACGAATAGCCGGCGTACGGGGTTCTTAACCACCAATACCAATAGGCATTTGCTTTCAAACTGGAACTTGTGTATTCAGACCGTGAAACGGCTTCCTGGGTAGGGTAGCACTTGCGGCGATCAGCGCTGTTGAAGTATGACCACAGCGTCCCTTCTGCGATACTGCTTTCGTTTGTAAGACCGACTTCTGTATTTGACAGAAGATAGACTTTTCTGACAATGTCTTCATAGCCGCCGCCGTCAACAGAAGCCTTGACAACGCGGATCGTACTTTGAAGAATTGCGTTCCGGAAGTCGGCTTCAAAGTTTGTCAGGAACCCGGCTTCATTGTCGTATTCGTTGTAGTTCTGATATACGTTTGCGTTCGTTGGTGCGGCGTCGGCGCTGTGCTTCGCCGAATACCAGGCACCGGCCGCGCCCTGGCTGTTTAACCACTGATCAATGTTCGACAAAGAATACCGGTTGTTTCCGTATTGTTTACGGTTTGAATCACTGTTTCCGGATTCCTTCGCGTCGAAACACTTCAAGGTTATCATTTTTTCGGTGACAAGTTTAGTTCGGCCGTTTGCTGTGTCCTGGTGGCCGACTATAAACCTGATCGCCGTCCCGTTGTATTTCGTGTTCGTCGACTTGACGACTGTTCCAACGGGCAAAGCGGATAGTAATTTCGCCATAGGTTGTAACCTCCAATTCTTTTCTGAACAGATCAAAGAACAAATTGTCTATATCTCTGATCAGGTGATAACTGTTGCCGTGTTCAGCGTGGCCGGACCACGAATTGTATGATTGAAGGATCGTTTCGAAGTCGACCTTTCCTTCGTCCAATAAGACACGAAGTTTCTTCAATTTGCGCCTGATCCGGTTCTTGCTGTCGCGGCGAACCTTTCTGACGACCTTTCCAGTGTCCGTCATATAGGTTCTGAATCCCAGGAAGTCGATTCCCTGGGATAACGGGAATATGGCCGTTTTATTGTTCAGTTCCAGGCCCAGGGGAACAAGATATTTCCTGATTTCGTCCAGGCAATACCGAAGATATTCCTTGTCCTGGTGGATCAAATAAAAGTCGTCCATATAGCGCCCGTAAAATTTGATTCCCAGACGTTCTTTGATAAAGTGATCCATTCCGGAAAGGTAAAGGATCGCGAACCACTGTGAAGTGTGGTTTCCGATCGGAATTCCCGTTCCGTCTGTGGAATCTATTATCATATCAAGAAGCCACAGGACTTCGTTGTCTTTTATAAGCCGGCGAAGTTGCTGTTTAAGAACGTCGTGATTGATACTGTAAAAATATTTTCTTACGTCACACTTTAAGACCCAACCGTCCGCCCCGTGTTGCCGGTAATACCGTTGCATAAAGTATTTCAGGCGGTCAAGTCCGAAGTGGGTTCCTTTTCCTTTCTGACTTGCGTAATTGTCGTATATAAAGGTTTTCGAAAGAACCGGTTCCAGGACATTATCGCAAAGACAATGCTGAACGATCTTGTCGCGGAACGAATTATACATAATCAATCGTTCCTTCGGTTCCTTTACTGTGAAACAGTTGTAAGGCGAAAGGCGGTATTTGTGTGCCGTAAGTGTAAAGTGAATGAACATAAGGTTTTCAAGTATGTTCGATTCGTATTTACAGACGGCGTATTTCCACCGTTTACCTTTTCGTGCTTCCATATACGACGAATACAGGTTGTTGAAGTCTGCGACTTTTTCAAAGTCAGAAGGATCTTTCTTTTGATCTTCATTCAAAATAAATCCTCCTTGACGCTTATAGTCCGGCCGTCACTACGGAAGGCCATTCGTCGTCAATCTTGTATTTACCGTAGCCTTTCCGGCTTGCGGAAGGAAACGCCCTCCTTTGTTGGGGTACTCTGTTTTCAGGTTCGTCGCCTTACTCGGTCACGTTATCCACCAAATCCGGGCGAACGCCATTGTTGCCATTGTACGCGTTGTTGTTGTTCAGACTGCCGTCAGTGTTGACATTGCGCGCGTTGTTCGAATTGCCGGCGTTCGGGGTGACAGGGCGTTCCCTGTGTTTTTATCACACGCCTTCCGGTACGTTGCTTTCGGGTTTCGGTTCCGGTATCGGCTCCGAAGGGCCGACGGCCTGGCCGGTTTCCTGTTCGGCGGCGTACCATTTAGCGGTCATAAACTTTACGTCAAGGGTCAACTTCGTCCAGTAGTCGAATGTCCCTTTGTCTATGTAGGAACGTTTCTTTGACAGTTCTATCAGGTGAAGAAGTTTCTTGCACTCTGACAGGGCCGAACGTTGCAGACGTAGTCTTTCCAGTCGGTCCGTTTCGTCACGGATCGGGAATATTTCGTTTGCGTCAGATATCCGGTCGAAGATATTCAAGACGTGATCCTGGATTCTGTTGACGATAGAGAACCGGACCTTCTTCGGGAAGCGGTTTGCATTGTCTGTAATATCCAGGGTGTAGTCGATCAGTTTGTCAACGACCGGTATGACGTGAAGCGGACTTTCGGTTTTATTTGAAGTCCGCTGATAGTTTCTTCGGGTTCCCATATATACACCTTCGCTTTCTGATCCTGTCGATCGTTTCTTTGTCGCCCGAATAGTCAAAGCCATAATCGCGAAGAATAACGTATTGTTCTTCGCCTTCGTATGTTATGCCACACAAAACCACGTCAGCGGCTTCACAGTGGTCGCAGACGGGCCGAAGTTCGGTAAATAGGTTAGATATCAGGCAAGACGTTTCGGACGCCACACAGGCGATTTTCGTCATAAGTAAAGGCGGTTCTGGGATTCGTCCAGAATTCCTTCCGGAATACCGGTTCCGTTATACCCGACCCAGTTCGGCAGTTGTGCCGGTGCGAAGGTGTGTGTTACGGTCGTTCCGGTGAATCCGGTATTCAACTGTTCAAGAATTGATTCGATATCGTGATCCTGACGTCTTTGAACCTGTTCGGTTGTTTCACCGGTGCTTTCGTTGATCGTCGCCGCCGCCTGTGTGTGGTTGATAGGTGCGGCGTATGCGATAACCTGTGTATCGGTTACATAAGAACCGGCGCCGATCTGAACAGAAATTGACGCCGCTTCCTGGTTGGTAATAAATACAGCCAGGTCGTGAATATGAACGGTGTCCGCTTCGTCTTCGAATGATGTCGGCGGAAGAATGTTGTCACTGTCTTCGCCGTCAAGCCACCCATAACAGAACAGAATTTCTTCGCCGTTGATATCGTAACCAAAAACACCGATTTCCCTGATCCAGACACTTTCTTCAAGACCTTCGTTCGTGATCTGAACAGGAATCTTCATAATTGCCGGATCGCCGTCAATGAATTCCTTTCCGGAAAGATTTACAGACACGGAAACAGGGTTTACAAGTTCTGTCAGCGTATTCGGACTAACGTCAGGAACGCCGCTTCCGGCCGCCGCGTAGGTAAGGTTAAGGTTTTGACCAGAAGCGATCAGCGCTGTAAGTGCTTCGGCGCCCTGGTCTGTAATAATTGATCTGAATTTTGCCATTTGTGTTCCTCCTTTATTGCGCCGGTGTGTGAATGTGCCTATTCAAGGACACTGTGGCAGAACAAGCCGCCGTTTGTGCCGGCGCGTCCTTTTGCGGAATTTCTGTCTTCATTCGCAGAACTAAATTCGCCGGAATCATTCGCCCCAGGGCGGCGACCAGTGCGTCGCGCTGTGAATATCCTTCCAGACGAATTCTTACAAACAGGTCGTAGGCCTGTTCGTCAAGGGTGACAGAAAAGTCTTCGCTTATGGTTGCAAGGTATTTCAGAAGCGTCCTGTATGTGTACGGAAGTTGATCAAGGTATTTGATCAGTATTCTTTCGCGCCTTTCTTCCAAAGTGTCGCCAGGGGCCACAGAAAGGCCCATAATCGCTTCCCAACGTTCACACCCATATTCGGTCAAGGACACGAAGAAAAAGTCGTCAGCGGCCGATTTTACGTCACTGACGACCCTTTCAAATTCGGGTTGCTCTGCGTTTGCGATCTGGTCGAATTCGACAATCTCTTGAAGACAGCGTGGCCAGTATTCTTTAAGTTTCATTTGTGACCACCCCCAGAATAGGAATAGCGGTAGACGCCAGGGTTATATTCTGGGTGCTTCCGTTGATTTCCGTACCGGCAATGTCGACAATTCCGTCAACAGAAAGGACCTTTGTTTCAACCTGGCTGACACGAACAATAAGGTTTTCGTGTTCGTCCCATTCCTTCGAAAGGCCGTTGAAATAGTCGCGGATCGCTTCTTTCACGGCTTCTTCTACAACGGCCCAGGAATAACCAGGGGCGAAAGAAAGGGTAAAAGAAACGTTGATTGTCGTCCCGGTTACGCCCTGGACAGTTACAACGTGTCCGATCGGCGCGATTCCGTCGCCTTCGCCCTGGTTTCCCACGGGATCAAGGGCAGTCTGAACAAAGGAAACAAGTTCAGAAGAAGGAACGCCCCAGTCGCTATCTACAAAGACGATTTTCACAGTTCCGCCGCCGGCCCATACAGGGAAGACCTTCACCTTTCCGACGCCTTGAAGAAGTTCGGTTTTTGTCTTGTAGTCCGCTTTATTTCCTCCGTAAGCCTGGGATTCAAGGCTTTCAAGGTATCTGGAATATAGTTCTTCGTCGGATTCTTCGTCTTCGCCATTGATCAGAATGTCAGCAAGACGGGCGGCGCCCAGTCCTTCGATAAAATCAATAGGGAAAAGGGTTCCCTGATAGCGGTTTCCACCCTGGCCAGGCGTTTCGCAAAGCATTTTGAATTGTCCTGTTGCGATCTTCTCTGTAACGATGTAGTTCAGATTATCGCCGGAAAAACGCGATCCGACAGGAACGTCGAAAGCGGCGCCGTTGCCGTCTTCAAAGTAGCCTTTTCGGATTGCGGCAGTTGCCGGCGTTCTGAATATGCTTCTTTCACGAACCTTCCTTGTAAGATCGTCGCCGGTTTCTGTGTCCGGAAACGCTCTGTCCATAAGATAGGCAAGTTCTATATACATAATCGCCAGTTCGGCGGCCGCCGGTGCTATTGCGTCGTATACGATAGAACCTTCACGTTTGTCGATAGAAGCGGAAACGCGATTCAAACAACGGTCCATTATGTTTTCGAAGGTCATTTCTTCATACATTTTCGCCCACCTCCGTTTCAATAGGTATTTCGCCGAAAATAGTTTCTGCTGTAAACTTCACGAAGGCGGTTCTTTTGTTAATCTGGGACACTTCGAAGTCAACAACGTCGGTGATTCGGCTGTCCGCCAGAAGCGCTTCGCGAATTATTCGTTTGATTTCACTTGCAAACACTTGATAACTTTTCCCGACAACAGAATTCAGTTCAATTCCGTAATTCCAGGAATAAATCAGGTATTCGAAGCGTTCAGTTTGTATAATTTTGTAAATGGCCTGTTTCATTGCTTCCGTTTCGTCGCAGAAGCCATTGACGCGGCCGGCGTCAAAGTCCACTTTGTAGGTACGGGAAGGCGCTTCGGCGGCTGTTTGAACCTCCACGTCTTCGCCGATCCTAACGTTTATCGCGTTCGGTATCATTTTTACACCCTCCCCAGAACAAGGAAAGCCTGGCCGCCCTGGTTACGCAACAGAACCACCTTTTCGCCGACTTTCAAGCCGTAATAATATTCGGAATTGCTGTCGCTGTTCGTGCGGTAGTTGCTTTTCAGTTTGTGGCTATGTGAAGCGAACGACGCTTCACCGCTTCCGCCTGATTCTTCTTCGGTGGTCGGTGCGCCTTGAACGCCGGTGTGGTAGTGCGTCGGGTAATAACCGGCCTTGAATTCCTTTGTCAGAACGATCGCGTCGCCTGAAATGTCGAAGCGGTTGTCGACACGGATTGTAAGTGGCGAAGCCTTCGTGACTGTGCCAAAAAGAAAGGCCGCCGGCGCGTTGGCGTTGTTGGCTCCCTCTGCGACTTTTTTCATAGTGTCAAGAAGTCCCATAATTACACCACCTTTAATTTCAGATTCATAGTTTCCTTCACAAGATCGTGTGTCGCTTCTTCTACAATGAAGAAGGACTTCACGTTTACGGCTGATATTCCGATAAACAGGGCGCGGCCGGCTCTGACGGACAGATCACCGATCGCCGTAACAGAAAAGGAACGCTTCGGCCTGTTGTATAATTCCAACATTTGACCGCCGCGTTCCTTGATCTGCGCTTCGTTCATAGATTCGTCAACCGTTTCGTAGTCTTGCAGAATACCCCACAGGGTAATATTGTTCGAATCCTGGAAAATGTAAACGTCACGTTTTCCGGTCGACTTATTATCCCGGACAAGTTTAATCTTGTTGAAGGCTTCTGAATCAATGTCTGATTCATAGGTGAACCCAGTCGCCAGACTTTCGTCGCCGACAAAAAGGTCAAGTTTCGCCGTTTCGACGTCCGTCAGGGTAAGTGATCCGAAGTCGTCCCAAAGAACGAACATTTTCCCGGTATTGATCAGGGTGTAGTCGATAGCCTTTAAGACGATATCGAAAAGCGTCTGGCCGTCCTCGATCATAGAAGGAATAGAATATCCTGTATTTGCCAGGGTTCCGACCTTCAATTCGAAGTCTTCGGCGATCTGCTTCAATATTTCGTCGGCGCGCTTGCCGGTAAAGACATAGGTTTCCTTGTTTTTCTTCAAATACCAGGTCTGATCATACGCGACGATCTGAACCTGGTCTTTTTCGTTTTGGCTGATCTTTACGACGTAGCCATAGAAAAGACCGGCGGAACCGTTTTTCAGACATAGGATTCCGCCGTGTGACCATTTGATATCATTATGGACAACGACGGTCAGGTCAAGGGAAGAAGGGGACCCGGATCGTTTTGTCGTCCATTTCGCCGACGTGATCAACGTCGTAATGTCGTAGGCGTCGCCGTTGGCGTTGTTTTGATAAAGAACAGAAATACTCATTCTGGTATTACGAACACCTGTCCGGGATAGATCAGATTCGGGTTCTTTCCGATCGTCCCTTTGTTGGCGTTATATATTTTCGTGTAGTCGCTCCCGTTGCCGTAGAATTTCTTTGCAATATTCCACAGGCAGTCCCCCGACTTCACGGTATAGGTTTTTTCCTTCTTTTCTGGCGTTCCGGAACGTTCAGGTTCCTTCGCTTTTGCCGGTTCTTCCTTCTTTGCCGGAAGAACAATTCTTTTCGGGGAAATATCCTTCCATTCATACAGTTTGATCGTGTAATAAAGATCGCCCAGTTCGCCGGCGCGTTCCTCATATTCAAACGATTCAATTCCCATACGAATATTGACGTCAAGGTCCGTTCCGGTAATAAGGAAGCGGACAGGGGTTTCTTTGTCCCTGGCTTTCTGTATTGCCTTTACGATCTCAACAGGCGTCTTTATCTGCCCGACAGTGTAAGGCGCCTTTGAAGCCGGAAGAAAACTTTCCCAGGAAAGGACCCGAAGGCCTTTCTTTCGAAGAAGTAAAACTTCGCCCAGTTGAAGAACGGTGGTACGTTCGTTCTTACCGGGTGAAGAAACGTTTAATTTTGCCGGAAGGACAGGAATATTGATTTCCTGTCCCCCGACGATAAGTGTCATACGGTATTCGCTCATTAGTTATACACCCCTTCCGCCGCCGCTTCGAATTCGGTTTCCAGTTTCCTTTCGATCTTTTCGACCACTTCGTCGACGTCGACTTTTTCGCTGATCTGCGCGTCGACTGCGACGGTAGGCGTCAAAGTAACGAAGTTCTGGACGTATCGCATTTCGGCAACGTCACGAAGGAATTTCAGGTCTTCGTCAGCGATATTGACGTCGCTTTCGATTGATCCGACAGAACCCACCTTGTCAACGTTTCCGACGTCGCCGGTTCCGCCGTCTATGTTCCAGTCGGTCGTTGCGCTGTCGGTGTTATTCTGGGCGGCTTCTGCCTTTGCGTTTTTGTATGTATCAGACAGATTCTTTGTCGCGTCGGCAAGTTCTTGTTTCGCGGCTGAATATGTCGCGTCGCGTTCCGCCTGGGCGGCTTTGATGTCAGATTCATACTTGTTCAGGGCGTCGGCTCTGGACTGCTTCGCGGCTTCGTTTTCCATAGCCGCTTCCGTTGCAAAGGTGACTTTCTCGATCGCTTCAATATTGACGCCCGGAATCTTATTCAGAACGCCTATGAACTTGTTTATGATGTCTATTGCACCATTGATCATATTTTGAAGGATAGTAAGAACGTTTACCTTCATATCGCCCATAAAATTAGCGATTGCAACGCCGGCCCTTTGCCAACAAAGTTTTAATTTGTCGATAAGGTTCGCAAGCCAGTTATAAGTCGCAAAGAAGGCCACTTTCAAGGCTGTCCACGCGACCACAAGTGCGGCCTTGCAGATTTCCCAGGCGTTTTTCACACCTCCGACAGCCTGGATCATTTTATACAGTGCGGCGATAACGACGCCGACCGCAAGCGCGATCCAGAACAACGGGTTCGTAAGAAGGGTAGTGAAGAACGCTTTCGCGGCTCCGTCTGCGATCCAGGTCGCGGCGGTCTGAATACCCAGGGCGACGGCATACGCAAGCGCGGCGGCCGCAAGTCCCCAGAATATAGGCGCGATTGTGGACCAGTTTTCATATATCCACTGTGCGCCCTGGCCGATTGCCTGAATAACAGGCCCGAAGGCTTCCAGTGCGATATTCTTTGCAATGGTCCATACCTGGGCGAACGTCATTGGCATTTGTTCAAACTTCGCGTTGATTTCGTCGGCAGACGCTAACATTGCATTTTTGACGATCGTTGAAGTGATCTGTCCTTCTGCGGCCATAGAACGAATTTGTCCGATCGGAACGCCCAAATAATCAGCGATTGTCTGAATAATTGTAGGCGCCTGTTCGAATACGCTGTTCAATTCCTCACCGCGAAGAACGCCCGAAGACATAGCCTGGGTAAGTTGCAACATTGCCGCGTCGATTCCGGCGGCTGATGTGCCGGCGATCGTGAACTGTTTGTTGATCAGTTCTGTAAACTGGATCAGTTCTGCGTTGCTTCCGAAGGCGTCCTTTGCCATAATACCCATTTTTGAAATGGAATCGGCTGTCGTCTGGTAAGCGGCGCGCGAACGGTTCGCGGAAGCCATTATCATATCTTGAAGTTCGGCCGTGGTTTGAAGGCCGTCGTTCATAAGGTCCAACCTGGCCCTGGTCGTCGTCATACCGTCAGCAAGATCAATAATCTTCTGAACACTGATCGCCGCCAGGGCGGAAACAATGGCACCTTTTACGCGGCCCCAGACGTTGACAACGCCTTCGCCTTCCTTTTCGGCCTGTTTCTGCTTTTGATTGAACTTGTCTACCTGTGCAGACGCGCGGTTCGCGGCTGTCGTCGCTTTGTCGAATCCGGCGCCAGGGTTGACCTGATCTGAAAGGGTGTCGGTAACTTCAAGGGCGCGGTTTGTCCGTGACAACGCCTGACTGATTTTATTCAATTTCGACGTCATACCGTCGCGGATCGTCATTTGTGTAGCAATTCCGGCCACTATAAATCACCTTCCTTTCTTTCCCCGTCGCTCTGCCTTCCTTGCTTCCTTCTTTTCTTTTTCGACTTGAAGGTCTATTGAAGCGTAAATGAAGGCCCGTTCCCGGATAGGAAGGGCCAGAAGCGTACTGGGTAGAATTTTAAGCCGGTGAAGGGCATAATGAGCGTAAACGGCTTCGCCGTCTGCGTCGTCGTCATTCCCTCCGCCGGTTATAAGTTTTTTGCTTCTTCACGAAGGTCGTTCACGTCGTCGGTGAATCCGTTGATATCCTGAACGGCAAGAAGAAGGTCCACGAACTGTCCAGGCTTCAACAGAACGTCGATAAGGGATTCGGCGCCCATTACGCCGTATTTCTCTTGAAGTTCTGCGTCCTTGAAGTTCGGGTCTGCACAACAGGCGATTACAAGGCGGTTATTGTAAAGGTCCTGATCCGTTTCGGTTGTCTTCTGGTGCGTCTTCTTGTCGAAGGTGGTCTTCTGACAGGACTTTCGGATTGCCTTGTTTTCGCCTTCTGTGATCGACTTAATTGTAAAAGGTACGGGGAAGCCGCTGATTGTGACTTCCTCCGTAACCTGTGCGTGTTCCTTATTTGCCATAAGGAATTCCTGTAATTTACCCATTGTGAATCCTCCTTTGAATTATTAGATTGCTGTGAAAGCGGTCAAAATGTCGAAGTCTTCGAAAGTGAAGTCGATATCTTCGTCCAGTGCGTCGTCGGAATCGCCGTCAAGTTTAGTCAGGACAACGGAATCCAGATTGCAGTTCATAAGAAGAACAGACTGTTTTCCGGCCGAAGATTCCTGATCGTCATTTTCGACCACCATATCGAAATATACGTCCCTTCCAGTGTCTTTCCACTGGCGGATCATTTCGCGGAAAAGCGGTGTCATATAAAACAAAGTCATAGAACCGGCGCCGTTTGCACCAGTAGTCTTGTGACCGGTCATTCTCTTTCCGATCGCCTTGACTTCGGACTTGTTCTTTTCCACGGTTGCTTCAATGGTCTTTGCGAAGAACAGTTCTTCGTTGTTGCCATTTACCTTCGCGTAGGCTCTGCCTTCCTTTCCGGAAATGGTATCAGGTGCGTTCAAAGTTTTCATTGATGTTCACCCCTTCCTTAATTTACAACGACAGTCATATAAAGTTTTTCCATACTGTCGTTCGGCTGTAATGCACAGTTTACGACAACGTCGCGTTTGCCGTCGCCCTGTGCGATAGTAATATCAGCGCTGTTGAAATTGCTGATCGCGTCGATAGACTGATACTGCAAAGCAAGCGCCACAAGATCAGCCTTGAACAACTGGCGACCGGTGTCGCTGTTTGTAACAAGTCCGATGTAAGAAGCGCCGAAAATGCTTGCAACGTCATTCGCCCACCCGTCCATAACGCGGACAACGCGGTTTGAAGTCCAGTCTGCGGACATTCCCTGGCCGATCGTAACAAGGCAGTTGATATCAGAAAGGACGCGCGCCTTTCCATAGTCAGCGTAGAAGACGAATTCGCCGTCCTTGATAGCCTGTTCGAACTGGGACTTTGTATATTTGATATCAACGTCCACAGCGTCGTCATAGGCGACGTTTGTCAGGGATTCGTTGACCTCTGCGCCGGCAGAAGCGCCAGTCACCCAGGCAACGGCCTTGTCGCCGGTGATAGTCGTTCCGTTCGCAAGGATAACGCCGTTTTTGACGTTGATCAGGCCCATATTGTCCCCGTCGTACTGGTAAAGAACGCCGACGATCTTCTTCCCTTCGTCGTCGCGAAGACGTGTAACGAAGGCACCGAAAAGGGCCTTGATATCGTCGTCGTCGCCAGGGTAGCCGATAACATTGAAAGATTCAACTTCAAAGGCCGTAAGGGCGTTTGTGTACTGCGTAGCCGTAACAGTTGCGTTTGTGCCGCCCGTAAGTGCGGTAGCGGTTGCGGTCGTAATGGTTGCCACAGTTCCGAAAGTGACGAAGTCGTTCGGTTTAAGGGAACCGGAACCGCCGGACTTTGCCACGGTCTGGCTGTCCATAACCATATCGCCCAGATAGGTTACAACGTCGGCCATTGTTGCGTCGTCAACGTTTGTGTTGATCGCGATTTTGATGTCGTTTCCGTGTGTGCCGCCGTATTTTGCGGTAACAGTAAGGCCGCCGACGGTTTTAGAAGCCTTCGTTCCGCCGCCGTTCACGCGGTAGATCAGAAGGGACTTCGCGCGTTTGAGCGCTTCACGAACAAGAAGAATGTTCGCGTCAGTAGGATCGTAGCCGAATACCTTCAACGCCTGGGCGTTAAAGTCTGCGGCGTCAACCTTGAAGACCTGGTTTTCAGGTCCCCAGTTAAGTTCAAGAGGAAGCGCGGCCACGCCACGGCTTCCCATTTTGGCGTTCGTGCCGGCGCTTACAAAGTTGATGTATGCGCCAGGAAGAACTTTGTTCTGTACTGTGAAAGTACCACCACCAATAGGCATAGGTTACACCTTCCTTTCAAGAAATTCGCGAACGGTGTTGATTGCCTGTTCGCGCGTATAAAGTCGGTCGTCTTTCAGGATCGCATTCACGGCGTCCTTCGGAAGGCCAAGTGTTTTCGAATTGACCAGTTGTTCTTTGCTGAATACGGGTTCCGCCTGGTCAACGGATTCCGTATTGTTCTTTTTATTAGCCATTCTGTAAAACCTCCGATCTGATAGTGTTTTCCTGGTCCAGATAGTACATTGTCGGAATTGCTTCCGGGGTAAGTACGAAATAGAAGTCCGCGTCGAAAAGGAACTGGAAGACGCGTTCGTCGTCGTCCTTTCGTGCTGATACATTTGTCAGGCGGACGGTTCTATAAATGTTTTTACTGTCTTCGACTTTTTCCAGAACGGAAAGCGTTTCGAAGTTGTCGAACATTGTATCGGCCCAGTCGTTGTATGAAGGATTGTCTTTTGACGCCAGGAAGTAAAGGACTTCGATCTGGACGTGTCTTCGACGTCTGCGATCAAGTTTCTTTTCCTGTGTCGTTTCGATAACCCCGACGAAGAAGTTCCCGTCAGAATCCTTCGGAATCTCATTGACGAAAACGTGACGGGTTGGCCACAGATCGACAAGTTTGACGGCGACGGCTTCAAGAAAATTATTCAATGTCACGCCAGATCACCGTCCTTTACTTTTATTTCCTGGTGTGTTGCGTATACGGCCGGACGACCGACAACACTGAAATTCAGTTGTTTTGTGCTTGTACTGTCGTCACGCCCGAAGCGTTTCACGACAATTTTGTCGCCAGGAAGAACGACAAGATCGGGTCCGGCGAAGATTACAGCGTCATAATCGACGTTGTTTTGTGCGTTCGTCTGTCTGCTATTGTCTGAACCTGTATACGAAAGACCGCAAACGATATCTTGATAAATCACAGTAGGGGAAGACGTCGAAATGGCGCCTTGACCCCTCTGTGGTGTTGTTCTTGATATTGTCGCGGTGTCTTCGTAGGTCATTTCTATCGCCTGGCGTTCTGCGCTTGCGTTTCCAAAGGCCATAGGATCACCACCTTAACTTCCGGTATTCATTCAGGACAGTCTTCCACCCGAAGAAGTCACCGTTTTCGGTTCCCAGGTTGAAAGTGTTTGCCGATCCGGACGATCCGGAACCGGTGGCGAAGTTGGTTTGAACGTCGCCGCGCTTCACAGACGAAACAGGCCCGACGGCGGCGGCAGTTGACCCCAGTCCGGCGGACTTGTAATAACTTACAGACATAACGACCAGGATATTTTCCAGTTCTTCCGGAAGTGTTTCCTGGTTGATGTAGCGCAAGACCTGACCTTCGATCGTGTGGATAACGAATTCAAGAACGTCGTCCTGGTCTTGCGTAGTGATTCCCAGAAGGGCCTTGACCTTTGAAAGGCGGTCGTCCTCCGACATAAGGACGCGAAGAACTTCCGCGCGTTCAAGGTCTGTCAGGCCGTCAAGGGACGAAAGTATTTGATTCAACATAATTCCACCACCTTTCGGCGGTTCTGGTTATGCGCCCCTTGCGGCATTGATCATTTTGACGATCTGGTCCTTTGTGGCGTCCTCCGGAACTTCAAGTCCGGCTTCCTGGGCCACGGCCAGAAGTTCGTCCTTCTTCAATTTCGAAAGCGGCTTTTCTTCTGCCGGTTCTTCCTGGGGAATGTATTCCTTATAGGAAGGGTCTTTTCGAAGTTGTTCCGTGACCATATCACAAGAAGGTTCCAGAATTGCGCCCGTATTTTTGTTGATAAACTTCACTTATACCACCCCCGTTACGCGGTAAGGGTATAGTGATAAATAAGATCAGGCGTAAGGGCCTTTGTTCCATAGTCGAAGAACATAGAAATTCCGTAGTCGTTGGAAAGCGGAATCTTTTCCGGTTCTGCGTAAGGATAGATGATCGCCGGCTGTGCGATTGCACCTTCGATCATAATGATCGCGTGTGTAGTGTCGGTAGTAGGCGATTCTTCGGTTCCAGAAGCAACGACAGGAAGGTTGATACTGGAATAAACCTTTACACCGTGGAACATTGCGAAGTCCTCTGCGGCGCTGTCGACGTTGGCGTTGTTTGCGCCCTTGTCAAGATAGGTTCTGATCTTGCCGTAGTAAACAGGATCAAGAATAAGTCTGATCTTGTTACGAGGAACGCCGCGAACATAGTCGTTCTTTACAGTTTCAAGGGTCTGAATCATAGATTCAATAATTTCCTCAATGTTCGTAAGCGTAGTAGTGAAGGCGGTTCCTTCGGTCTTTGCCTGGGCGAAGAAAGCGGCGTCGAGTTCAGAAGCCACAGTGTCAACGTGGTTGTCTGCGCGTCTTGCCATAATGTTTCCTACGCCGAAGGTGTCAAGGTCGAACTTTGCGGCTTCCTCCACGATTTCGCGGTGGGTGTTAAGGTTTACAGTGGTAGGCGGTACAGTGATAGCGGTACCGGCGCCGGCTCCCCTTGCAGTGCCGTATACGTCGGAAGCACTGTTCTTGAATCTCTTGAATTCAACGGAACCAGTGGCCGGGTTGCCAGTGTACGCCTGGGATTTAAGGGCAGAAGAAACGGTTTCCTTCTGAATGTTTTCGATCACAAGACCGGAAAGTTCCGCAAGGTCAACCTTTGTGGAACCAGTCTTGATCAAAGAAATTGCGGTAGTTCTTGCCATAATTGATCATTCCTTTCAAATAAATGTTTTTGTTAAATGACGACAGGGCCGTCGGTTTTCGGTGCCGGCTGACCAGGTGTTCCCGGTTCTGCCGGTTTTGCGCCCTTGATATCAGGTGCGCCAGGTTTCGATTCTTCTTTGAACAGATAAGCCTTTGATTCCTTGATAGGCTTCAACATTGCTTCAAGGTCTGTCTTCAAAGAACCGTCGTCCGACACTTCAATCTTTTCCAGATCAAGAAGGCCGATAATATCCGAAGGATCGTGAACTTTTCCGTTCAGCGCCATTCGAAGGGCGGCGTTCTTATTGATCTTTTTGATTTCTGCGTCGTGCGTGGTTTGAAGGTTGCTGATTGTCGTCTGGGCGTTCTTCACGTCGTCGGCGATCTTTGCCGGATCACCGCTTCCGCCGATTGCCTTCAAGGCTTCTGCGGCCGCCTTCAATGCGTTTTCAGCGCTTGTCTTGCCGCTGTTCGCGCCATTGTACTTTTCAGCCGGGACAAAACTTCCGTCGTTGCCGATAACAAGGTCGACGTCCTTTCCGTCCTTTCCTTTGCCTTTCAGTTTTTCTTCGACCTGTTTTGTAAGGTCTTCACCCAGTAACGTTTTGATTCCTTCATTGATCATAGATACTCCTTTCACCGCTGTTTTTTCCGTGACTTCCACACGCTTTGCGGTTCCGTCTGGTCGCCGGACGGTTACGGCTTGAATTTATATGAAAAAGACACCACCCGAAGGGGTGATGTCTGATTCAACGTGAATCCCTTGAAAATGCTGATTTTTCAATGGTTTCGGCCGAAAAAACGACCTTCTATTTTCCGTTTTAAGCGACTTTTTTCAGTCGGTCGATATATTTATCGACCCAAAAACGGCATAATAAAACGCCGGCCAGTGGACCGACGTCTTATTCAGCGTGATATTTGCATTTTAGACAGACGTTTTGATTTTCGTCTGTGAATTCCATTTCTTCCGGAAGTTCTGACAGTGGCGACATTTCTTCGAACACCAGGGCGGCGTCGAAACATTCCATTCCGTCAATTTCCTTTTTCAGAATAGGACAGTAACACTTTTTATTTTCCACTTTCGATCACCTCCATAGTATCTTTCACGCGTCCTTTGAACTGATCGCGCTTGAACGCGGTTCTTATTTCGCTTTCAGCGTCCAGAACGTAGGCCGCGCCTTCTGGCGAATAGTAATTCGTAAATACCGCGCCGGTCCAGTGCTTTCTTTTCAGTGAAAAGATCGCGTTTTGAATGAACGACTTCGCTTCTGCTTCTGTTGCCGTGTGTCCGTGTTCTGTAACGTGCGCGGCATTAAAGGAAAGGGAAGGAATATCAACCTTCGCCGGTGGGACCCTTACCGTTCCGTATATGCCGGTAGCCTTTATCTTTTTATACAGGTTGAAGTCGTCTTTTGTCGCTTCCGGAACGCGGCCCTTGTAGGAATAAAGGCCTTTGAGTTCCGACCAGGCTTCCGGATCGCCATATTTGATCGCCTGGAAGGCGTCAGCGTCGGAAGGTGCGTCAGAACCCAGGCGTTCGGTGTATGCGTCGAACTGTTCCAGGTCTGCCTTTCTATTATACGTCTTTTTCCGTTCCATTTCAACGGAACCCTGGCCGTTTCTTTCGACTTGCTGATTGTACCATTCTTCGTAAGTGGTATTTTTCGGCATAGGTTTTCCGGAATTAAGCCAGTCCAGTTCGTCGTCTGGATCGTATTCGACGGTAGTACAACGGTCGTTCGGGTGCATAGGTGGGTAATTGACGCCCGGTTGTGCGTCCTTCACCTTGAAGTGTTTCCCGTCCAGGGCGCCGCAAATTTCGCAAGTGCGACTGTCAAGCGTGGCGACGTATTCGTATTCTTCGACGCCGGCTTCCTTGTATGCGGCCCGATCGGATTCGCTGTGAATGTGGTTCGCTTCCGTTCGGATCAGGCGTTCAGCGTTTTTGTATGACTGGCCCATTTTTGCGGAAAGGGCGGTGGACATTGTTCCTATGCTCTTTCCCTGGATAATTCCCTGGGTTAGAATTTCCCTGGTGTTAAAGATAAGCGCCTGTTTATTCTGCCACAGGCGATCCGAAAACATAGCGCCGGACCAGGGGTAAGAAACGACGGATTCGATCGCCGAATAGTCGATCTTTGATATTTCATTGAAGAACCCGGCCCTTGATTGTAGGTCATAACATTTTTTGTAATAACCTTCAACGAACAGATCGCCGAATTCTTCTTTCATCTGTGCAACGCCTTTGTCGAACAGGTCGTTCAGAATAAGATCAATTTGTCCTTGCAAGGCTTCAAGTCTTGAAATTGAACTGTTCGCCGAAAGCGCGTCCAGTTCTGCGGTAAGAAGTCTTTTAACTTTCGGGTCCTGAACTGCCGCGATCCGGTCAACGTATGCGGCAAGGTCGGCCTTCCATTCCTGGAATTCCTTTCGGTTCAGAAGGCGAACGGCCTGATCGTATGTAAGGCCGTACTTCCCGGCGTATTTCGAGTAGAATCCTTCGACTTCACGCCGGATCGCCTTTGCGGCCGATTCGTATTCCTGAAACATTTTCGCAGAAAGACCGGCGCCTTTCAAATAGGCTTCTTGTTCGCGCTGTAATGCTCTTTTGATCCAGTATTCTTTATTCGTCATTGCCGTCACCGCCATTCAGACCGGCGTTGTTTGCGCCGTCGTCCTGGCCGGCGTTATTCGCGCCCATAGTGTCGTCAAAAAGACCTTCGCCGAATTCTTCCATAGCGGCTTTCTTTTCTTCTTCGATCCTGGCCAGTTCTTCTTCCGCGTCAGTAACCCACGGGTGATTTTGAAGAATTGTCCTTTTCGACAGAATACCGTCGGAAGTTCTGGCGTTGTTGATAACGTCCGTTTCATTTACAGGAAGGTCCATATTGTATATGATATCGAACGTTTCGTTCGTGAAGTCGCCCTGGTTCGTAACCTGTAAATATGCGTCAATGAAGATTTTCAGGCGTTGGAAAGTGTCTTTCAGTTCGGTTCCCAGGGAATCGCAGTCGGCGTCAAGGTCCATATAACGGAAATTGATCGCAGTTCCGGAAGCGTTTCCCAGATCGGGGTCCTTCGTGTCAACGCCGGCCGCAAAGTCATATATATCGCGGCGTTCGTTTTCCAAAAACTTCATAACGGCGTCGATATTAAGGTCGGCCTGTAATTTGTCCACGCCGCCGTCGGTTGTGACTTTGATTGCCAGGTGTTCCTTTAAGTCCTTTATGAATTCGCCCAGGTCTTGTCCGCCGTAGTTACGAAGAATATAAATAAACTTTGCAACGTCGCGAAGAACGTCGGCGGTAACGCTGTTTTGCCAGTTGATATCGTCGATCAGTTCCTTTATGAAATAGCAAAGGGGAAGTTCTTCTTCGTTATACTTCAACCAGGCGATCGGAACTTCTTCCCAGTTGTACGGGGTGTTATCGACGAAGAAGTGTGGTTCTGTCCAGTCTGTTTCTTCGCTCCCGTGATCCTTGTCAACGTAGAAGTCACCGGCGCCGGTTCCGGCGAAGGCGTCAGTCTTAAACCATTTCACGCCGCCCGGCCACCAGAATTCCGCGTGTGTGATCGTGTGTTTTCTGATCCCGATATAAATGACCTGGTCATAAAAACGAATAAAGGCGTCCAGTTTCGTTCTCTCTGCGTCCCTCCATAGCGGAATCAGTTCCGTTGAAGGAATACGCATAAAGGACAGTTTTCCGTCTTCGAAATACGGTTGAATCCAGGCAATACCGGACTTCACCGCGCCTTTACCCAGGGACTTTATTTTTCGCCTGAACGTCTGATCAAAGATCGTGTTCAGTGCGTCGCCGTATGCTGTGTTTGCTGTGTCGACCGTAAACGGCTTTGAAAGAAGGTAGTTCGCTTTCTGATCGACAAGTTTCTTTAAGATCGGGCGTTCAATCTTCGTGTTCGACCTGTTGGCCACGTCGTTTGTTTTGCCCTGTACGGAAGACCGGTTCCTGTAATACATTTCGGCTTCCTGTATATTGTGATACTGTTCAGACTGCTTGAATTCGCGGATTTCTTCACTGACGATCTGGGCCAGTGTCATTGTCGCGCGTTCTGGGTCTGTAAGAATCATATTGATTCGGTCCATAACCGATAATTCAGCCATTTCTTACACCTCACTTTAATACTTCAATAGCAGAACCACGGCGAAGTCTTTCGACGGAATAGCGAAGCGCCGCCATTGCGTCGTCCATAAATTCGACGGGTTCGTCAATGTAAAGTCCGGAAGTAGGGTCTTTTTTCCACTTCCATTGTTGAACTTCTTTCAGTACATTCACACAAGAAGGGTGAATGTGTATCTTTCGGCCTTTCAGCCAGTCAATTTGTGCCTTTACGCTTCCAGGCTCTTTCTTTACAGCGAAGGCCCGGAACCCGGCTTTCTGCCAGGTCTTTATTCTGTCCGGCTCTGCGGAATCGCAGAACATTTCGACGCGCTGATCGACTTTCGACTGTCGTGCCAGGGCGATTATTTCTTCCGTGTCCTTTTCAAAGACGTACACTTCGGAACAGATATATATTTCACCGTCCTTTTGTCCCACACCCAGGATCGCGTCGGCGTGATTATATCCGAAGTCCTGGCCATAATAAAAGGCGTCGAAGTTGTCCCTTGAAGTGGGGAAGTCGTGAACTTCGAAGTTTGTCAGGATAAGGCCGCCCAGTTCGCCCCATTCACCCAGGCCGTAAACCCGATATCCTTCCGGGTCTTCTTCCTTTCGGCGTTCCATACGTCTATAATACGCCGGATCAATGAACCGGTTCGTCTTATATGTCGAATGGTGCGCCAGAACGTCCGGATCGGCTTTGTCGAAATACCGTCCTTTGATCCAGTGCGTCGCGCTGACCGGGTTGAAGGTCATTGTTATTTGATAATACAGATTCGGGTTCAGATCACCCAGTTCGCCACGAAGTCGGTCGTCCAGAATGTCGACGTCTTCGGATAACAATTCCGTCGCTTCTTCACACCATATCCAGACCAGTTTCCCGTTCTTGAAGGTGATCGACTTCACCTTTTCGCGTTGTCGCTGATCTTTCACGCCGCGAAATATAACCCTGTTTCCTGTGATTTTACATTCCAGGGCAAGGGGATTCAGGTTGACTTTCCAGAAGCGGTCAGAATAGGGACCAAACATTCTATATATGGCCGCTTGTAATTCGGCGAACGTGCTGTCACGGTTCGTTTCTTCGATCTTTCTGACAACAAGAAGGTTTGCGCCGGTGTATGCCGGATCGGATAGTTTCGCGATATAGTCCTGGGCGATATTTACAGACTTTCCGGAACCGGCCGAACCTTTAAGGATTCTATAACGGCCGCGCCATTCATTCACAGGGCGGAAGACGGGGTTGAATTGTGCCGTAGCCTTAAATTCAATCTTCGCCGCCGTAGTCATAATTGATCACCACCGTTACAGGAACGCCGCTTTCCGGATTGTCCTTGAACATTCCCAGGTGACGTCCGCACATTTCAAGCGCTTTCAGTTTGTCGGCCATTCTGACTTCTCTTTCAACGCCCATTCCGCTTTCGGTCGGAATCTGCTTCACGCGGATCGCGGCGATCGCGGCGCGGTCTTCGTCTGTTGCTGTGTCCTTTATGCTTCCATTGTCCGGATCAATAAGATCGGTAGGATTTACGAAAGCGACCTTTCCCAGTTCCAACAGGACGCGGTCGGAAGTAATTCCGGTACGCTTCGACCTTTCGGCCATTGCCGTTTCAACACGCGCGCGGATTTCAGGTTTTGAAAGGTTTTCACTTCCAATACTTCCGGCAGATTCCACAGAATATCCGGCGCGAATTGCGGCCTGTGTTGCGTTCAGGTCAATCAGATATTCTTCACAGAATCGAATTTGTTTGGCCGTCAGTTTAGACTTTGCCATTTCTTCACACCTTCCTTTCTGTAAGATTAGAGCGGCACAGAAAAAGACACCCCCGAAGGAATGTCTTTCTTGTGCCATATTCAAAGGAGTGGGGAAGCAAACCCCGATAATGTTATACTACATTATTTTACCCTTGTCAGTTGCAAACAGTTGCAAACAGTTGCAACTTTTTTATTCTTTGAACAGTTTTGACCGTTCCGCCCTGGCGAAAAGCCTTTCAAGGGCGATTTTTCTTTGTCGGTATATCGTTGTTCGCTCTGTTTGAAGGAAGTCGGCCGCTTCATTGTATGACCTGTAAGGGTAATACAGCGCCAGAAGGACACATTTTGAACGTGTGTCCAGTTGATATATAATGGTCTGTACTTCTTCGATCTGGCGAAGTTGATGTTCCAGGCGGCCGATCGTTTCGTTGTAGCGTTCCCGGCGCCTTTCTCTGCGTTCGACCATTCTGACCATTCCGGCGTCTGGGTCCGGTGAAGACTGGACGCGGATTCCTGTCGGGTTTATAGCCGTCGAAGGATAGGCGTCTTGTAGAAGTATTTCTTCCAGGTCTGCTTCCAGGCTTTCCTTTTCTGCCGCGATCTGCGCTTCTATGACGCGCGCTTCCTGATCGTGGTTCCGTAATATGTCCATTACGCGAAGCCGTGTTTTGCTTTCCTTCGGCTTGTCCATACGTCTTCACCTCCCTTCGTGTTGTGTGGCATTAGAACGGAATATCTTCGTCGGTGATTTCCTGGAACCCCGACATAGCGCTTTCGGCGTAACTTCCGGCGTCCTGTTCCTTCTTCGCGTCTGCGAAATATGCGGAATCGGCGATCACTTCAACGGCCTTTCGCTTGTTTCCGTCGCTGTCTTCCCAGGTACGGGTCTGAATAGAACCGACAACGGCGATTCTTTGTCCTTTGCCGAAATGCTTTGAAATGAATTCGGCGGTCTGTCGCCAGGCCACGACGTCAATGAAGTCGGCCTTTTCTCTGTTGAAACGTCTGTCGATCGCAAGTGTGAAGGAAACAACAGGCGTGTTTTGTGGTGTATACTTCAATTCTGGTTCGCGTGTCAGACGTCCCATAAGTTGACATTGATTCATTGTCATTCCTCCTTCGATCAGAACTTCTTCCCGTGTTTATACGGGCGCGTTTCGTTGTATGCCATTTTTTCGACGATTGCGGCTTCAAGGTCGATTCCCATAAATCCGCAAAGGTCAGCGATCCGGATCACCGCGTCGGCCAGTTCTACGGCCACGCCTTCCGGCTTTTTACAACATTCGGTCGGTTCGCTTGCGACGTAGCCTTCGCCGCTGTAATAAACCATAGGGACCGGTTCGCCTGGCCTGATCCTGTTTCCGGCTCTCATTTCTTCAAGTGCTTCGGAAAGTTCCGAATGAACCAGGGCGACCGCCGTTCCGAATTCGGGCGGATTTTCCCAGAAGCCGTGATTCACGGCGTTATCGTGGGCCTTCTTTACCATTTCAGATATAGTCATTTTGTTTCCTCCGTTATCTCTGATCTACAATGTAGAATCTTACTTCCTGGCGCCCGAATTGAAGTGCTTCTTCGTGGCTTTCGAAGTATACGTCTATCTTTTGTCCTTTAATTGCTCCGCCGCAGTCCTGGACGATCCTTTCGCCCATACCTTCTATGTAAAGGACGGTTCCTGGCGGATATATATTCCAGTCAGCCGCGATCGTAACGCCGACCTGGGCGACTGCGCCGCTTGCTGTGTATACGATCCCGTTCGGTCTGTTTTTGGCCCACTTACCACAGCATATTTCACACGAACAATAAGCGGTCACGGTTGCTGTGATCCATTCCGGTTCTTCCGGCTCTTGTGCCGGCTCTGGTATAACTTCCGTGGCCTGTGTTTCTTGTGGCTCTGTGGCCTTAATTTCGGCCGTCTGGGCGGCTTTTTCTTCTTCCTGGATAGAATGTCCACAGACAGGCGTTTCGGCCGCCATAGCGAACGACGCGCAGACAAGGACCATTCCCAGGGTTAAGGATATAAGACTTACTATGCTTCTTTTCAATTCGGTTCACCTTCTTTCTTTTCTGGTATAGGTGTGAAACAGTCACACCTTACGACCCGGTCGTCGTCCGCGTGGATCGGACTTTCTTTCCCGGCGTCGTATCTTTCGACACAGGCCACACAGTAGTCGCCTTGTCGGTGTTTCTTTTCGTCGTTTAATTCCTTGATGTTGTCACACTTCCGGCAGTTGAAGTCATAACGCCATTTCGGAAGGTTGCTTTTCTTTCTCATAATTCCCAACCGCCGCCTTCTTCGAAATAATCTTTGATCTTGCGCCTTGCTTCGGCCCAGAATTTACCTGACTTTATGTTTTCCGTAGGAAGGACGCCGGCGGCCTTCATAGTCCTGAAACGTTTTTCATACTCTTTCAAATAGCCTTTTCGAAGTATGCTGTGGCCGATCTGTTCTTCCGCACGCTTTGCCTTTTCGAATATTTCCGGGTCAAGGCAGTATGTAACGTACCAGTGTTGAATTCCGCCCTTCAAACACCCGGAACAGTTCGCGTGTTTTCTATACAGATACGTTTCGGGCCTTTTAATTCCTATTTCTTCGATTTTTTGTATTGTTCGCGGCCATTCGCTCAAAGGGTATTCGCTCATATACCCCATTGAAAGAAGTATCTTTCTTCGCCTTGAAATTCTGTTTTGTTCCGAAGAATCGAACCCGTATAGAACCGTTACGTCTTGCCGCGCCCCCCCTGGTTCGGAAGGGTAGTTTTCTTTCAACCATTCGATAAACGGGCGCGTTTTCAGCCGGTTCGTGCATAGCGCTTCTGACTGGTTTCCACATTTGAAAGCTTTTATTTCCATACAGACGTCGAATTGATCTTTTGTTTCGCAGTCTTTCATATTTGCGTATGTTATTTCGATTCCCAGTCTGTCGGCGACCTCTTTCTTGAATCGCTTCACGTCTGCGTCTTCGACACGTTCACAAATATCGTGGTTCAGAAGGATCACATTTTCTTTTCCGTGCCTTCTCACCGCTTCGACAGCGCAGATTGCGGAAGAATGTCCGCCAGAATAGCAAACGACGTATTTCATTTCGCCACCGCCTTTCGCTTCGCCAGGTTTTCGGCTGATCTGATTTCGCAGTATACAGAAAAGGCCATTTCGCGGATCACGTCTGGGATCAGTAAAACCAGATATTCGTCGCCGTAACCGTCTTCGCCCCATTCGCGGCCGGCGGCTTTGTTTGCGACTTCCAGTTTTCTTCTGGCATACTGCGCGGCCCTGTCAAACAGGGCCGGACACAGTTCAATTCCCAGTTCCTTTTCGACGGCCTTTTTCAGGTTAAAAGTCGTCGTCTTCGTCATTTTCCACGATCCTTTCCTGGCTTCCGATTCTTCTGAACAGTTCTTCAACGATTTCCCTGACGGTGAAGTTCTTCAACAGGGAAGGGTCCGAAATATCCACCTGATCGGGTTCCTGGGATATAACGATTCCAGATTCCACATAGAAAGCCGGGCGAACGCCACAGTAGCCATAGTACGCGCCGTCGTAGTCCAGACCGCCGCCAGTGGTGACACGGCGCGCGGAGCTCGAATAGCCGGCGTACGGGGTCACAAGCCACCACCAGTCGTCCAGATCAAGAAGGCCTTCGGCGCTGTATTTCTTGAACAGTTCTTCGGTAAGAAGGCAGACCTTGTCTTGAATAATTCCGTAACCTTCGCCGCCTTCGTGGTCTTTCAGGTTCCAGTCGGCCGTTACAATGTAGGACGATCTGACAGGGCCTTCCGCGTTGTCGAACGATTCCAGGAATTCGCCGTTCAGTTCGTCGCGAAGGTTGCTGAAACGCCAGTCATTCGGAAACGGTGTCGGCTTTTCCGGTCTTAATTTGAACGGCTGATCCGCGAAGTGGCGGTCAGCGATAGAAGTGTCGGCGATCAGAAGCGTTATTCCGCTTTCAAGGTGTTCCAGAACACGGACGTCGATCGGGCCGGCGTCAAATACTGTTCCGGGTGCAAGGTCCTTTAATTTAACGTTTGCCATTTGTTTTTCCTCCTTTGAATTCTTCAATCGTTACTTCGATTCGTGGGTCCTTCGGATCAACGTCGAAGTCGTCTGTGAAATGCTCTATATTCTGCCACCCGTCATTATCAAGAACGCCCATTCTGACAAGGCTGTCCTGGATAAACTTTTTCGCGAAGGCGATATTGTCTTTGTCGCGCCTTCTGTTCGGTTCGATCCACAGATAATGAATAACGACGGGGCGGTCAAAGTGGACGCCGCGAAGTTGTGTTTTGACCATATAGCCGATAACATTTTCGGCCTGTTTCTTCATTGCGGCCGCCTTGTATTTGCCTTTGACGGACCGTTCCGCGTCCACATATTCGTTCAGTCCCGGCAGAAGGCCGGGGATAACAAGTTTGTATTGCTCCATTGTTCACGTCCTTTCCTCATAGGCCCAGAATCCTTTTGGCCTTGTCGCGCCGATCGGCGGCGTTCTGTGCCCTCCTGGATTCGCCGGCAAGTTTCAGTTTGATCGGACACATTTCCAGGATTCGGTCGTATATTCTGGCATAACCCAGGGAAGACGGGTTTTGAAGGTCTGTCAGTGACAGGTTCGTTGTAACGATCAGCGGTTTTCCGGAACGGCTTCGCGCGTCTATTACGTTGAAGACCTGTTCGACGGAATATGACGTGTCGCGTTCGACGCCCAGATCGTCAATGACAAGAAGGTCGTATCGGTCCAACTTGTCAAGAAATTCCTGTTTGTCTTCGCCGAAGCCTTGAAGTTTGTTCAGGATTCGCGGAAAGTTCGTAACGCTTACCCTGATACATTTGTCGATCAGGCTGTTCGCTATGCAACAAGCCAGGAACGACTTTCCGGTTCCTACACCGCCATAAAACAGGATTCCGATATTATCGGCCTTCATTTCGTCCCAGTGTTCGACGTATTTCCGGCAAACGTCAGATATTTTCTGATTCCGGCCGTCGTCCTGGGCGAATGTCTGTACCAGGTACGAAGGATCGGTGATCCCGTCCTTTCTGCGCCGTTCACATTCTTCGCGGAACCTCCGGCGTTCTTCTTCTTTTTCCTGGCGTTCTCTTTCTTCGCTCTGGCACTGGCAAAGGTGCGGAAATTTCTTTGTATCGCCGCCGATGTTATAAAACGATTCTTTCCTGGTGTGACACTTTCCACAGCACAGAAGGCCTTCTTCGTCGACGTAGTCCTGGGCGTCAGGCGGATTGTTTTTCCTTGCGTTCTCTGCGATCGCGTCCATTGCGTTTTCGAATACGCCGGCCATTATTTATCACCACCCAGGAAGTCTTCACCGTCGTCGTAGTTCTTGACCGGCGCCTGTACCGGGGAAGGTGTAACCGTCGCGCGGTCATATTCGTTCCAACGTTCGCCGCGAAGGAACGTAGCCGGGTAAGGAACGAATCGTCCTTCGTCCTTTGTCCACTGATCAGACTGTTTCCAACGTTCCACGCCCTGAACTATAAGGCTGATAAGTTCTTCGTCCGGTTTAATCTGCTTCCAGACCTTGACAGCGTCCTTCTTTCCGACCCTACGCGGATAAACAGACCAGAACTTTTCGAAGCCGTCGTCACCGGCGCCGTTTTGCGCCGTTACACGTTTACGAATATCGTTTTCGTTTACGTTTTCGTTTACGTTTACGGAAGAATCTGTTTGCATTTGTCCGCAAGTGTCAGAATTATCACTTGTGTTCTTTTGAATACAGTTGTTGTCAAGTTCTTTCGGAAGTGGGAATTTGCTTTTTTGTGCGCGCCTGTTCTGGTGCTTGTCCCAGGAAAGAAGTTTCAAGTATTTCTTCCCGTCGTCGGCCGTGTATATAGCCACAAGGCCGGAATTACACAGTTCGGACAGCCAGGAAGCGACCTTTTTTTCAGAAGGAACGTTCAACGGGAACAGAAGTGAAGCAATGATCTTCGGGTTTCCGTGGTACAGGCCGAAGTCGTCTGCCTTTACGATCAGACGGTAGAAAAGGACTTCCGCTTCTGCGGAAACGCCTGACAGGTTTTCCGAAGTGCATATTGATTCTTTTAAGATTCGACTTGGCATTGTTTCACCACCTTTCACGCGTTCTTCTGGCAAGTACGGCACAGTTCGCGGCCGTATTTTTTAAGGGAATAGTTTCTTTCTGCCTGGCTGATAGGTCCGCCACAGCAAGGGCAGACGTCAGCGCCCGTCTGGGCGTTATTTGCGGCCTGTGGCGCGTTATTCTGTGCCGGTGGGGTAGATTGTCCACCCTGGGTCTGTTGTGCGCTCTGTGCCTGTCGTGGGGCCTGTGCGCGGCCGTTCATATTGAATCTGACTGTGTTATTTCTGTCCACGATCACAAGGCCGCTGATTTCGCGCCTGTCGTTATACTCAATACTGGACACTTTGAACCTGGTGTTCGAATAACACTTGAAGACGTCTTTGTTGCCCTGGCGTTCGGAATAGAATTCGTTGTCTGCCAGTTCGACATAAATGAAAGGTCCTGTGTAAAGTTCGCGGCCGATCCCGACGTTAAAGCCGGCACGTTTGAAGGCGTCTGACGCCTGGCCCTTTTCTTTTTCGGTATTGCTTTCAACGCCGACGTCCTGTTTCTTGACCCAACATTTCTTTTCTTCGTCCCACAGTTCGATCGTGCAAAACAGATTCCCGTTGATAACTTCGTGGGTTCTCTGCCAGTTCCCAGGGCCGAAGACCTGATCCAAAAGACGCATATCGACGCGCGCGTCTTTATAAAGAAGAAGCACCGCGCCGACCTTGCCGTTCTTTGCTTTACTTACCGACTGGACGCGACAGTCCACGTCCTGGGCGGTAAGAAGGGGAATAGTAAATTCTTTCATACCGCTTCCCCCTTACTTGATTTGAATGTTTCTGTTCTCGATCAACGAAGCGCCGGTGACTTCCTGGCCGGCCTGGATTGCTTTCTTGATAGCGGTCTTGTCCGGTTTTGTCGTGACGGTTTCGACTACAAAGTCAGCCGGAAGGGAAGATTCGTCGTCGATCTGAACCTGTGTGGACTTCCTGAATCCGATCTTTACTTTCGGCGTTTCTAATTTGTCGCGGCCGACTGCGTCCAGACAGGAAGTAAGATAACGTTTGAAATACTCGACTTTCTTTTCTGCGCTCTTTCTGCGCTCTGCCATTTTGGCTTCTTCTTCCTTGATATCCTTTGTAAAGGCGTCAAGGTTCTTGATATAACAGGCCACGGATTCGGCCTTTTCGTCGAAGGCGCCCTGTAAGGTGTCCAGTTCTTCGGCGTTCAGAATTTCGCCGGTTTCTTCGTCAATTTCGATTCTGTCGAAGACTTCCAGGTATTCCATGGTGATATCAAAAAGGGTGTTACTGTTCATCGTCAGAACCTCCTTTCAGTCTTTCGACTTCTGCGGTCAGTTCCTCGACCTTCTGTTCTGCTTTCTGGCAACGGTTGAACCAGGTCATACTTGAACTTTTTTCCACTTCCAGTGAATCGCGAAGTTCTTTATTTTCGACCAGGATATCAAAGGCAAAGGCCTTCGCTTCTTCGGTACTGTAAAAATTTGTTTTAGCCATTGATTTTTTAACCTCCTTTGTGTATACTATTTACAGGATTTTTTTGAATGGGCCGTTTCGTTGGTTGTGCTGACTACGAAGCGGTCTTTTTCTGTTTCCTCGACGACGATTTTCTTTTCGCCCAGTAGAAGAAGGCTTTTAACGGCCTGTCCTACCTGTACCGGCGATAGTGTCGCGGTGTACTTCATTCGTGTTCCTCCTTTCCTGGTAGTTAAAAGCGCCGGCCAGGGAAAGAAGACCGATCCATATCAGAAGGAATCCGAACATTCTGACCGATCCCTGTAATAAAGGAACACGGTCAAGTTCTATTGATCCGGCTGTCCCCAACATTGCCAGGAAGGCGAACATTGAAAGAAAGCCGGAAACACTTCTGATCGTGCGGCGAATCTTACGTCTTTTTCGCCTGGCTTCTTGTCTTGTCATTGTTAAACCTCCTTTCCTGGTCTGCGCCCACGGCGACGAAGGTTTTCCTGGTAGGTCCTCTGTGCCAGAACCGGATCGTAGGCCGGACGCTGATTCAGGTCAAGGGAACCTGTGTCTCCACGCTTGATTTCGGCGTATAGTGTCTTAATAGGCACCCCGACGGATTCGGATATTTCCGCGATTGTGACGCCTTTCTTATACAAAGCGGCGATCGCCTTTCGGTCGTCGTAATTGATCGTTCTGTAATTTGCCACGTTTTCACGCTCCTTTCTCGGCCATTTATGGATAAAAAAATAAGTTGCGAAAGGTCTGTTGAACCTTTGCAACTTAATGATAAACTCTACATGGGCGGGAAAATAAGCGGTTTTTCCTTGTAAATGCGGCGGGACTGTGGTAAAATATATCCCTGTGATTTGTGCCGCCGGGAAAGGGCGGCGGAAAATAACTGCCAAAGGAAGGACGAAACACT